GGCGAAGAGATGACAGAAATCATCAAACTTACCTCGGCCACGGGAACCACGACCCTAGGACATACTTCGGGGCCAATCTTCGCCCATTCGGCAAGAACCTCCGTGGCACAAATTAAATACAACCAAGCCAAGATTTATACCTCTGATGCAGAAGATGGAACGTATGCTCTTCTTACGACAGTAGATTTAACTCTCGACCAAGACGCTACCGTCTACGATGACACGACAGGTACTACGGCTACTTGGTACAAAATAAAATATTACAACTCTACAACAACGGGGCTGTCGAGTTACTCGGTTGCAGTTCTAGGAACGGGATATACAGAAGACTCTTTATATACGATGACAGAGGAGATTATGGAAGAGTTCGGAGATGCCGGTGGAAAAGACCTCTCACAAGACGAGGTTCACAGACAACTTAAAGCGGGAGTCAGAAGAATAACTACAGAACTTTTCAAAACCTATCCTGATTATTTCAAAGCATACGCTACGCAAGACCTGACAGCCAGCGATTATGATTACACTCTCCCTACGGGGTTTCTAGGATTTATAAGGATGGATGTAAATTATGATGGTACGACAGCAACAGACGCACACAAGGCTGAATATATAAGCGAAGCTTTTGGTGAACCCGACACATCTTATTATAAAACTGGTCCTATGGTTGCTATAAGAGGTTCTACTTTTATTTTAAGACCTACCCCAGACTCAACAGGAGGGAGGGCATTTATATGGTACTGGGCATATCCTACGGAAATGTCCACAGAGTCCTCAGAGCACGGACTTCCTTATGGGGCAAAAGATGTCTTAAAACATTACGCCCTCTATAAAATCTGGATAGCAAAAGATAACGAAACAGGGATAGGAACCAGAGGTTACGCTTACAGACAACTCTTTAAAGAAGATTTAGAAAATTATGTGGAGTTCGTAGCGCAGTCCAGACAGCAACTTAACACTAATAAAATAGGACTTGCTTTTGGGTCTGACCTCTACGAGTGGTAATTGAATTATAAAACTATCTATCTAGCAGGGGGTGTCAACCGCAACGTTTCTCCCTTTCTAATCGAAGATGGGGAAATGGCAGATATCCAGAATTTTAGCACTCCTAAGATTGGTGTGCTAAAAAAGGCTGGGGATTACACTATAAAAAACGCTCAGGTTACTGCCGCGCAGAACGTCCTCGGTGGGATAGACTTCCAACGAGCGGATGGAACACACGAACACTTTATCGCTGTAGACGGGGCTTCTAATGCTGATATCTTAAAAGATATCACGGGTACTTGGACAGCACAATCACAGGCTTTAACATCAGCAAACAAAGTGCGCTTTGCCTACTCTCCTGCTCTGGATACGCTGTTTTCCTGCAACTATGTTGATGATACACGTTCATATAATGGGACTTCGTGGTCAACTTCAACCAACGTAGTTGACGCCCCCAAAGCCAAGTACATCATTTCCTTTGGTCAGAGAATCTATCTATTAAATGTAACCGTAGGAGCTACTTCGTACATTTCTCGTGCTTACCGTTCTTCCACCGTTGAAACCTCACCTATTACTTGGGATACCGTAAATGAGTGGGTTTCCTTTGATGATGTTATTACCGGGGTAGGAAGGAGTGGGGAGAATATGTTTGTGGGGTGTCAAAACTCTTGTTGGGCCTTCACTTTAGAAGATGTTAAATATCAAGTGAGTGGACACGGCTGTGTAAGTCACGACGGAATTGCCGAATACGGTGCTTGGGTGTTCTTCCCCTCAACTGACGGAATGTACGTCTTTGATGGGGCTTCGGACACGAATATTTCGATGGCTGTTCAAGACTACTGGAACGCCATACCCATTGCCAATCTTAGCAGTATACAAGCGAAAGTGCTAGGCAACCATTTGTATATATACATTGGGGATGTCACGGTTGACGGGCGAAGCCTGACTAACGTAGTTTTAGATTACAACATTTTACAAAACACTTGGACACGACTTGCCCTTTCAGAAAACGTAATGGATATGCACATTTATACAAAGTCTACAGGAAAGAAACTATTCTTTGGAAATGATGACGGAGAGATTTTCGAGATGTTCACAGGAGAAGACCAGAACGGAGTGGTGTTCACCTCGTTTATAGAGACTCCTTGGTTTTATGGTTCGGGTCCTTTAGACATAGACGACTTCAAGGAATTTTGGGCGCACGGAGAACTCTTATCAGGACTCAAGGTGAAGTACAAAGTAGACTCGGGAAGCTGGATACCTACAGGAGAGCTTAACGGGTTTTCAGATTTAGTTAAATTTAAAGCCTCTGGTAAAAGAATCAAATTCCTGTTAGAAGAAACCAGCAAAGATAATATGTACGAGATTCACAGCATTGAGGTTGGTTTCCAGCCTAAATTCCCTGAGAAAAAGGAGAATAAAGAGTGATTTCTTATAAGGACCTTGGATTTTCTTCGCTCGGTATAAGGACAATCGCAACCTATGTGCGTGACACCCCCGCTATAACAAGAGCTTCGGCACAGCCCGGCTCAGTCATAGCAGACGGACTACACGAAAGTGTTAATAGTTTAAAAATAGACAAAGACGGTATTTATTTAGGTACGGCAGTTCCTGTCTACGAAGAGGGTAGGATTTACTATTCCTTTACAGAACACAAGCTCAAAGTAGCGGGACAGACGGGGTTCGAAACTATCACAAGTTCGTGATAAAAAAGGTATAATTATTATATGGCAAGTAAAGCAAAAGGGTACTCGAAGTCGGAAGCGGCTAAAAGTTTAAACATCTCAAAAGGCGAACTAGAAAAAAGAGCAAAGGCTGCGGGGTTTTCCGACACCGAATCTTATTACGAGTCAATCGGTGGGGTTTCCGCTCCCATAATCGATGCTATCTCAAAAGAGATGGTAGAACTCGACAGACAAATTGATGAACTAACTCCCTATCTTTCCTTAACAGATGAGGAAAAACAAGCATTTTTAAATAAAGCAATCGAACAAATAACTCCCTATTATGAGAGAAAAACAGCCGAACTTGAGGCTTCGCTAAAAGAGGGTAAGGTCAGAACTGCTGAGGATATCTTAACTAACATCCGCCAGATTGACGAGGAAACCAAAGCAGAGCTTCAAAGGTTTGACCTAAGCCAAGCTGAAACTGAAGAGGATTTTTTAAACAAACTAGCCGACATTACCTCAACTAAAGATGAGGATATAGCGGTCAAAAGAGAAGATTATCGACAGAGAATAGAAACCTTAAAAGCCAATCAAATCCAGTCAGGGACTCTAACTTCAGGCATCGGAGCAAAGAAAAGAGCAGAGCAAGAAAGGCTAAAAGCGATGGAAGAAGCCATTGTACAACGTAAAGCAGAGGCTGACACTACCGCAGTAGAGAGTGCTAAGAAATTTACTATAGACCAAATCTCTCTCGCCAGACAGGCGGCAGAACAGCAAAGAATCAGAAAAATCGGCACACCCGCAGAAGTGGCGTCAACTCAAGCACAGGCTCTACAAACAGCAGGACTTCAGGATATTTCTCAACTTAAAAGTCCAGAAGAACTTGCCAGACAGCGTGCTGAAAGAGGTATAAATCCCTCATACGACAACACCCAGTTACCTGAACTTCAGGCAGAGAAACAAAAAGCAGGAATTGCTACCGCCCAAGAACTACAGGCTGACGAACTTGCCCGTAGGGAACAAACTTACGGACTGCAAAGAGATAAAATTGTAGCAGAAAGAGCCAGAAAGGCTGCACAAATATCCGCCCTTAGAGCATAATATGCCCACAAGTGAACAAAATAAAATGACAATAAAAGGATACCAAGACCAAGCAATATCTTTAAACAAAGAGGTTGCTGGATATACTGCGGGTTCTAATGTATTAGGAGACCGTGTTATGGAAGCCGTTAGAAACGCCCGTACTGAAAGGGGGGTGTCAAAGTTAGCGACCGATGTAGGGAATGTTTCAGGACAAATGGTCTCAGACCCCAACGCTATAAGGGCAACACAGTCTCAGGGCTTAATCGACCCTTTTTCTGTAAACCAACTAACTTCGAGCGCCCGCGCCCAGAATCTAAGGACTCTAGGAACAATCGCTACCCAAGAGACTTTAAACCAAGGCTCAATAGACGAAGTAATCCAAGCAGGAGCCAACAGACTCAAAGCTAAGGCTGCAACACTTCTCGCTGAAGCCGAGGCTGCCGCCGCTGACGCAGATGCTTTACAACAGGAGTGGGATAGGATGTTCAAGGAAAAGCAGTTCAATGAGGAAGTCAGACAGTTTAATGTGGCACAGTCTAATAAGGGAGGCTCTGGTGGTTCTACAAAAGAAAAGGACGCAGGAAGTTTTGCTGAAGATGGTTTGGGATTCTCAGCCCAGATAGCCGAGGGAACGGTAACTTGGCAACAAGCACACGATGCTCTATCAATGGCATATCCGTGGGCAAGTGAAGAAGAGATAGCCAAATTCATAGGAGGTCCCACTCCCACTACCCCAACAGGAACAGGGGAGTCGACAGGAACTCTAAGTAGGTTTATGTTTCCCGGTCAACCTGGGTATGATTGGACACAATCCAACTTCCAAAAAGCAGGAGACTGGCTTAGGTCTGGTTTAAGTAAACTAATACCCGCTAAAACTCCTGAAGAACTAGCGGCAGACAAAAAGTTCATAGAAGACAGGAAGAAGAAATGAAATGGGCAAATTCTTTAACAAAGATGGAACAAAAACAGATGTTTGGAACTACGATATCGGCGTAAAGCAAAATAAAGCCGAACTTGCCGAGTTACTTGCTATCGCTAAAAAGAACAAGCTTGAAGTCCCCGAAGAAAAACCCAAAATTTCAATATTAGATAAAGTATTCGGATTTCTAAATGCAGGTGAAACTGCTCCCGCGGTATACGAATATCTCTCATCAGGAGACGTTGGTAAGGCTGCTACAGCACAGGGACAGGCTTCTTTAAAAGGTCTTACGGGCGGGGGACAGACAGATAAGAAGACTTACGAAGATGTCCTCGTAGATAAACTAGGATTTAAAAAAGGACTTGGAACTAAAATCGGCGGCATTGCAGGAGACATTCTACTTGACCCAACTACGTACTTTGGAGGAGCGATAGCTAAAAGTGTCCTGAAAACCACGGGTAAAGTAGGAGCTAAAACGGTAAAAGCGGTCTCTAAAGTGCCTGTTTTAGGACCACTTGCCGAAGGCGGTGCGAAAGTAGTACAGGATGTTTCGGAGTTATTTAGTCCGCTAGCACGTGTTACAAAAGGCGGACTTAAAAAAGAAACCGCTACTAAGTGGCTATCTAAAAGAGACGAACTTATTAAAGCAGGTAGATACGAAGAGGCTTCCTTATACGACGAGATTCTAAATGCTGGAAAGAAATTAGAAAAAGGTGCTGGAAAAGAGATAGGTAAGGCAATAGAGGAAGGCACAAACAGAAAGTTTTTATATCACGGGACAAACAGCACGGCAGCAAAAGAAATAGAAAAGGAAGGTTTCAAGTTAGGAAGCTACACAGATGAGTGGGGGAACACTAAAACCCTTCCTGTTTCTTTGATGGATAATCCAAAGGGGGCGTTACTTTGGGCTAAACAAGCCGCAAGAAAAAGAGGAGGTACTCCTAGTGTTCTTAAAGTTGATATTACAGGTGTTGATAAATCTCCTAGTAGGTGGGCCAATATGGGTAAGGGGATGAACGAATTCGTTTTATATAAAGATGACCTTTCCAAAGTTAAAATTGGGACTAATTTAGGCCCAGAAGCCACTAAAACTAAAGAGTTTGTACAAAAGTCTTCCAAAGAACTTAGAGAGTTGGAATTAAAAGAAGGGTTTGAGGTCGGAGAAAGAGCAAACTACATGGCTCACGTTCTTACCGATGAAGCCAGAGATTTTACAAAAAGATATGGGTTTGACATTCCAGCACTTCAAAAAGGTTTGGGATTTTCTAAATCTAGAACCATTGAGGGCTCGGCAGAATCAATAAACAAAGAATTCAGGAGTTGGCTTAAAGGAATGGGAGAAAAAGAATTTGACTTGTTCGAAGAGGATGCGCTTAAAGCACTCGCTTCAAGAGGTGCTGGGAGCATAAGAGCAAGAACCGCCAAAGCACTAAGAGACGAGGCTGCAGACAACTTCGGAATACTAGATGGTGCGATGCAGGAAAAAGCAGGAAAGTTCTTCAACGACAAAGTTAATATTATAGATGGGACAAAGTACGTTCCGACTCCTGGAATTAAAATGGGAGCAGGAGAAGACCTTGTAGAAATAGGAGCAAAAGGTGCTTCTTGGGTTCCTGAAGGAATAGCAAGAGATATGGAAGAAATCAACAAAGTCTTTATAAATGACGATTCCACTAAAGAGTTATTTAAAATATACGATAAAGCACTTGGCTGGTTTAAGGGTTCTGTTACATCCATATTTCCGTCTTTCCACATGAATAACTTGAAAGGTGGTATATTTAATAATTTCATAGCGGGGGTAACAAACCCGGGCGTGTATTTTGATGTGGGTAAGATAATAAATAAATCTGACGAAGTGGTTAAATTTAAAAACTGGTCCGGAACATATAAACAACTGGCTGAGGAGTTAGGTAAAAGAGGGGCTATAAATGCGGGTGGTTACATGGATATTGCCGCAGAATTAGACAGGGCGGGGAAGATGGGGGCTCAGGGAGGTCCTATAAAAAGGGGTACGCAGAAGATAATGAATAAAATAGAGACTTTTAACAGGGGTTCTTTGGCTTTAGATACCCTTAGAAAAGGTGGAACAATGGATGAGGCTGTTGAGAAGATATTCAAATACCAGTTCGATTATATGCCCGAAGCCTTTACTCCTTTTGAAAGAAATGTAATGAGAAGAATAATTCCCTTCTATACTTGGTCTCGTAACAACATACCTCTTATGTTAGAGGCCTCGGTAAAGCAACCCGGAAAGATTGGGGCTGTGGGTAAAGTAGCAAGAGACGTTTCTAACATCTCCCCAGAAGAACGTGCCCAGATGCCGGGTTATATGAAAGAGAGCTTCCCGATAAAGGTTGGGGACCAGACCTTTTATGGAGCTAACCTACCTATAGAGGATTTGAATAGGCTTAATATGAAAGGATTTATGTCCTCAATGTCGCCTATGATAAAAGCTCCGCTAGAAAGATACACAGGAAAGAACTTCTTCTTCGACCAGCCAATAGAGGATTTCAAAAGAGCACCTTCGTGGTTCAAGGGCATGCCCAAGCCAATCAAGGATTTTTTCGGCTACGCGCCGAAAACAGGGGCTAAAGGCCAAGATACTTCAGAACTCGACCCCTACAAATACCACCTACTGACTTCGGTACTTGGAAGATACGTCTTCACAGCCGATAAACTTGCCGACCCCGACACTTCTAAGACGATAAAAACCCTCTACGCTTTATTAGGCGTTAAGGGAACAAACTTCGACCCCAAACAAATGGAATACTACAATACCAAGGAAGATATAGAGAAACTAGGCGAGTTCTTAAAGAAAAAGGGTGCTGTAAGGGAATTTTCTCGTATCTATGAGCCCAAGAAATAGGGTATAATTAAACTATGTTACAAAGGGGGTATGTTAACAATAGCTAAAGAGAACTCGATTGGGGAAGATATCGCAGTAATTAAAAATCAGATAACTAACTTATCTAAGTCTTTTGATGAGTTTAAAAACGATAATAAGGCACTTGCTGTGAGACTTGAAAGTACCGAGAATAATACTATTAAAACGTCTGAGCGGGTGTCGAATTTAGCGATTTTTCAAAGTGTTTTTTCAATAATTATAGGAGCCGTAGCCACCTATTTGGGTGTGGGAAACAAATGAATGTATATTTAATAGATACAATTTTAGATTATTTCAGACTGGTTGCTTACTCAGTCGTACTTCTTACTGTCCTTCGGGGGATTGCTCATAGGAAATGGACCAACCTTCTTTTTATAGGGGATTTGGTAATGGTACTTTCTCTTATAACTACGCTTATTTATGCACATTTATTCGGTATGGACGAAACCCTCGGAGATGAAATCTTTCTAACATTGGGGGCGACAAGCTGGGCGACTATCCACTTTATATCAATGTTAAAAGAGCTAAAACCCATTGAGCCTAAAGTGAAAAAGTGATATAATACAGCAATGTTTAAGGTCTGCCTACAGTCCGGGCACAAGGGAATGACAAGTGGCAGTACGGGTGCGCCCTTAGAAAGGTCTTGGACAACAGCAATCGTTCCAAAAATTTCCGCTATATTACAATCTAATGGTTTTGAAGTTTATGAAACTGACGCTTTTGCTCAGAATGACCCCAAAGTTACAGGAACGGATTGGAACCTATTTCTAGCAATTCACTACGATGCGGATATTTACAACGATAGGGGAGGTTTCGTGGATATTCCCGATGCCTCGGTTGATGCCGCTACCGCAGAGAGTACCCGGATTGCTAACGCTATAAGAGAATACTATTTTAGAGAATCGGGGGTGCCAAACAAGGCGATGCGTTCAAATGCTAATACGAAATTCTATTATATGTGGCAGTATCTCTCGGCAAAGACCCCTTGTGTAATTCTCGAAGCAGGTGTTGGAAATAGAAAACCTGAAGATTTTACAACTTTACAAACTAACATAGACTCAACTGCAAAAATTATCGCAAACGCAATTTTATCCGCCTTCCAAGTCGACACCCCCAAGATTGAAGAACTAGAAAAAGAAATAGATGAGCTAAGAGCGAGTAGAGATTCTTGGAAAAGACAGTTTAAGGAGCTTGAAGAGAAATATGCAGCCGAAGTCCAATCTAAAACAGAAATGATAGAAATGCTCCAAAAATCTGGCTCAGAATTGACCCTACAACTCGTTACAACATCCCAGATGCTAACAGATGCCCAAACGCAGGTAAAGTCTCTCACAGAGGTTCGTACGGCCTTAGAAGACCAAATAGCCGATAGTCAGATAAAAATACAGGTATTAGACGCTAAAATTTTAAAATTGGAGGCAAAAGTAAAAAATGGTCTCTCGTCTTACTCAAGACTTGAACTATTTCAAGCTCTTTTTCTAAGGCGGTGAGAACTTGTGCTAAGTGAAGCAACCAAAAAAGGTTTTACAGAGTTTTTAAGAGTAATCTTAATCGCAATCCTTCCCGTAATTATTGATAGTTTAGAACGAAATATCCTAGATTGGAAAGTTATCGCAGTTGCCGTAGCTATTGCTGCGTTAAAAGCAGTCGATAGAGGTATACACGAATACGGAGTTTTAGAAGAGGAAGAAAAATCAACAGCTAAAAAAGAATACGAATCAAAATACATTACGGGCCTAGTCGGTTTCTAAGAACTTTGACAATTAATCAGACCAATAAGTCTGTGGAGGCGATGCTTGTGTCCGAGGGCTTGTGTACGGGATATTGTACTTGAGAGGGACGGATATAGGTGTCGGAACTGTGGTTGTGAAGGCACGAAGTCCAACCCACTCACTATGCACCATGTAATTTTTCGTTGTCGGGGTGGTGCATATACTGTCGAAAACCTTTTGACATGGTGTACGAGATGTCATCGGGCTTTTCATAAATGCTATCCGGGTACGTCCAGAAAGAAAAGAAGGAGGTGTGAAGTGTATTGGTGGAGAATGGTATTTGTGTGCGGTAACGAAGAATGCCACGTTGACGGCGTTATAAAGCATTTTACTGCAGAAGACGCCGAAGCCGACGCATGGGATGTAGAAAACTCCATAGGGTTAATAAATTACGCCCGTTCCAAAGGCGTTGATTTAACTAAGTGGGAGTTTTCTGCCGTGTATGTCATGAGGAGTGCGAACCAATAAGGAGGAGGGGTGGGCAATATTGTGGTTTTCGCAGTTGTGCTCGAAGTTGTGTTAGGGGAAGAAATTTATTTCTTCTACGGGGTAGCAACCTCTCTTAAGAGTGCTCAGGACAGGGCTTTGGAGAACATGCATCGGGAGGAATACTTAAAATGTATCAAGTACGTTCTTGTTGCAACTCACTATACAGTCCTATGAAAAGGAGCAAAAAAATGAACGCGAAAATTAAAGAGGCTCCGATTACAGACCACTTAAAAATCTTTAAGGGGGTGTACAACGGGGAAATCGGTTCCGTATCAAGAGAGTTCAACTGCAACAAGCTTTTGTTAGTTCCTGTTGGAGATGTTCATCTCGGTGCGCCCACCTGTAATATCATAAAGTTTGAGAAGGCTTTGGCTTTCGTTGAACGAACCGACTGTCAGGTAATCCTGATGGGGGACTTGATGGAAGCGGCCAGTAAGAACTCCGTAGGTGCTGGTTGGGTTGAGCAAACTGGAAGTCCTCAAGCACAGCTTGACGCATTGTATGAGGTCTTGCTTCCGATTCGGGAGAAGATTTTGGTCGTCTTGGAAGGTAATCACGAAGAACGCATCTGGAAAGATTCGGGGATTCGTGTTTCCAAGGTGCTAGCCAAAATGCTCAAGGTCCCGTTCGGGGGTTACTCGGCATTTTTGAAACTGAAAGTGCGTAAAAACAATTATATTGTCCACGCACAGCACGGTTCCTCGAACGCCTGGTACCCTCACACAAAGCTCACGGCTGCAATGCGTACTGCACAGCACACGGATGCTGACCTGTATTTGTATGGTCACACCCACGAACTGCTCTCAATCAAGGTTCCAAGACGCTCCATTGATAAGCGAAATCGCACAATTGCAACTTGTGAAAAGTATTTCGTTTTAACTGGTTCGTTCTTGGAATACGAAGGCTCGTACGCACAGAAAAAGAATATGTACCCGATTGAAACCGGCATCGCAAATATCACCTTGTCAGGTGAACATTGGGACATTCACTGCTCTGTGTAAGAAAAACCCCTCGATGAGAAATCAAAGAGGGGTTGTCTTTTGGGTATTGCATTATTCGTTGTTTGTTGTATCATATAACTATGGCAATAACATACGATAAGAAATGCGAAATGTGTGGTGAGCGTTTTGTAGCCAAAGTTCACAACAAGCGTTTTTGTTCTAAGAAGTGTTGGAGAGAGTCCTGCAAAGACAAAATATACGCTAGGAGAAAGGCTTGGCGAAAGAAAAACTTAGAACGAGAACGAAATAGGTGGCAAGAATACGCAAAACAAAAGGAGTTAGAGAACCCTAATTGGAACAGAGAACGTGCCAAACTATTTAGAATTAGACACCCACAACAGAGCGCCATAAATCACGACAGAGAATATTTTGATGGTAACAAACTTCCTGTTATGGAGAGAGATAATTTTACTTGTAAAATATGTGGTTTTGTTGGCAGTGGTTATATAGAACGTAGACTGGCTGTCCATCACATAGACGGCTGTAGAACAAATAATAATGTCAATAATTTAGTCACACTGTGTGACCCCTGTCATAGAAAATTGACAGGCTACCAAATATTTAAACGTTTTTTGAGAGAGCCTGGGGTTAACAGAAAGTTGCTAGAAGAACTAGCAGAAAAAGCACAATAAGCCTAAACCCCCGTTTTTAATGGTAAATCTAAATCGCCAAAAAATTCTACAACATCAAGTTTAACAGATACCGGACAACTCTCTTTTAAAATACGGGACAGCTGAAGGAAATACTCTTTAGTGGTTAGTTTCCCCTGCTTATATAAAATACGAAGTTCTTGTTTACTCACGAGCCCCCTTTCAAATGTAAGTACGAGATATCCACATAAAGGGTGAGTTATCCACATAGTTATCCACACCCCTGCTTTAGAACAACCCCTGCAAAAGACTGCTGGTTTTATTTATCTAGATAGAAATACAATCAGTTTGTATTTTTAAAAACATCTACTTGTTGTGGGTTTTATCTCCCCAAATAGACTCGGTACTAGCTCTTAACTCGTTGCTTGTAGGAAGCCGTACTTACCTTTCCGGCTATACGCCTGCCGAGAGAACCACCGATTTTGAATATAAAAAACGACCCATTAGGGCGCGTGACTTGCTTTTTAGTTGTTTTAATGATATATTTAGCATAGATATTTTACATAGACATTCTAACATATTACCCTCGCTCAGTCGAGGGTTTATGTTTTCTCCTCGAATAAGACGCGGTATCCGCTGAAGCCTATCAGGCAGGAGTATTATTTAAAATGTATAGTCCTGGTCGTAGACGTTGTAGCCTCTGCAGATACCGTCTCGTAAATGTTACTCTACTTTCTTTGGTGGCGCAATCCTAATAGTTTGCAAGTTCGTTAAATTTTCTTTGATATAACGCTAGAATTTCTTCCAATTCTTCTCTTCTCCACGTCTTGTCCTTGTTATGTCGTAATTCTAGAAATTCCACGGTTGCAGGTATTCCAAAAATTTCTATCATCTTGGGCGTGTAAGAATCCTTATTGCCTTTTTTCTTGATGTTGCAGCCAAAACACTGTGCGTGGACAAGGTCTTCGTTAAAAAGAACGGGCTTGGTTCTACTATCAACGAAATGTCCCGCCTGAAGTTCCTTAAATGGGTAGACTCTCCCACAGGTGATGCAAGAGCCGTAGTCTAGCGTTCCTTGTGTCAGCAAGCAGTCTCTTGCTCTTATGTATTTTGAGAATATATCCCAAGCATCTTTTTTTAATTTAGAAATTGTTTTTTTCTTCATAACATGTATTTTACGCTTAAAAAGAACTGACCCCCATGACCAAAATCGTCTTTCTTGCCGTATTTTATCCACTCAAATACTTTAGATTTGTAACTTGTTCCCCGGTGTGTGGTGATATTTATATACTTGACACCCGCCGATAAAAGCCTAGTTAGAACATCTTCCTGTAGTCCGTACCCAGAATACTTAACCATAAAATGCTTAGAATTAACTTTTCTAAAGAAGGTATCCCCCTCAATATATCCAGAACGGACTTCCTTGCCTTTTTTCTTATCAAATGTTCTTACGTTAATCATACCCGCCTCCACTTAAACCCCCCGGCTTGGTCGTACCTGCCTTGCAGAGCGCAGTAAATACTCGTAATACCTGTGACCCTCATAGCTTCGGCTACACTAGGAAAAGTTGCTACAGTTTCCCCGTCTTTTATTTGAAGTATCATATAAGTCCGCTTTCTGAGAAAAATTTATGTATTTCTGGCGCAACGCTATCTACGATATTTCTAGCCTTTTCTCTAAGCCTTTCGGAATTATGTATAATGGCGTAATCTGTCTTCTTTTCGTATTGGTTGTGCCTTATCAGGTAGGCTAGGTCGACATTTATGTTTGCAATCTCACAGATGAGAAAGTAGAGCGGAATTTGACCTGTTCTAGCCCACTCCAAGGAGTCTGACACCCCCGTTTTAAACTCATATAAGTTGGGTTCGTCAAGGCAGTCGAACACTCCCTTAATATCACAGATTTCATTATAAGGAACGGTGATTTCAAACTCAGGCTTAGGGGTAAGGAATTTCCCTGTAAACTCCATATAATCAGGGAGTGTGTTATAAGTCTTGATATTCTCTGCGATTTCTTCGTGAAAACGCTTACCGTCCTCCATCTGCTGAGTTCCTTTTCGGTTCAAGTGGAAGTACATATCAACAGCACCTTGGGTATCTCCGCGCTCCCAAGTCGCGATTAAACTATGCGATAAGCGGATTTTCGTCATCTGCTACCTCCATAGGTTTCTGTTTTCCTGTGACATTCTACACACAAGGTTCTTCCGTTGTCTATAGCAAACCTCAACTCTGGGTAATCACACCAAGGTTTTATGTGGTCTGCGTTTAGTTCTACGCCCCTCCTACCGCACCACACACAAGTATAATTATCCCTCTCAAATACTGCTTTTCTCCACAGTCTGTATTCAGCTAAGGACATAATATACTGTCGCTCTGTTTTATTGACTCTGGATATTCCGCCCTTCCAATTCCACGCTTTATCGCCTCTATTTATGGGAGGTCTGTTTCCAATCCTTTTTTGTGCCAAACTCATTTTCTTTTTGGTTTCTTCTGATGCCTTTTCTCGTACCCTGTTAAAAAATTCTTTTATAGGGTGTTTTTTCATGTAGTCACTCCTCATTTTTCTATATTCCTCAGACCTTTTTCCCCTGTTACCTACAGGATGGGAGTCGGGAAACTTCTTTCCTTTCTTCGCTCTAGCAAAGCTTCTCAACTGCTCTATGTTAGTTGGCATTTTGCCTTTTTGGCTCTCGGTATAGCAGTCCTTTGAGCAAAACTTATCTTTCCCCGTTCTTAAATTGTACGGGCGCGCGTTAAAGGTTTTATTGCAGTTCAGGCAGGTTGTTTTCATTTTCCTCCTCGTTGTACGTGATAGATAAAATAGCAGGTCTTTCCTTTTCCGCGATACCTTCTGGAAGTTCACCAACCTCTTTAAAATACTTATCCACCTTATCAGCATCTACCGAGAAATACTCTTTTTTCTTTAAAAATGGCTCACAATCTGCTTTCTTCTTCCAATCGTACTCATACTTCGCACCGAATTTCCTGTAAATACACTTAACCTTATCACCTAACACCCCCTTAAAATTCGGATTCAACTCTTTACCAAGTATCCCTATTTGTTGTTTAACACTATCTTCAAGGGCTTGAAGCATAAGTATTGTTTCGTGCAACCGAAGGAGAGCCGATTCTGCTTCCGGTTTAAATATGAACTTCTCCCCCTCTTGGGCTAGGAGCGTCATCTCTTTTGGGTCTATCTTTATTATTTCGTTCATTTTGTAAACCTTTCAACTAGCCACCACCATATTTCTTTCCACCACTTATTTTTTATTCTCATCGGGGTCTCCTTTAATTAAATAACTTGTCGGGCGCGGCAACCTCGTCGGTTCGCAACTACTTAAGTTAGTCAACCGATATTTCCAAGCGTAGGTTGTTACGCGCCCTACAAATCATTCCCCCTTACCCCCTTTAGTTTGTGAATTGAACATCTTGTAGGTAATTAGGGTGTCATCTATCAAGTCACTTACAGTTTCCCACCTCTCACCTTCTTCCTGAAAATTACTATTGGGTGCGTCTATTACATCGCATATCTCATCGGATAACTTTAGGTAGTAACCAGCTTCCGTACCAAAGAAATATCCTTTGTCTGTTTTTATTATTCTGTCTTTCATTCTTTACCTCCTTTAGTTTGTGATAGGTACTTCTTTATAAGGTTGGAGTAATCGTAGTCCACCGTAGGAGCATAGAGCCACCTAGCGAAATCAAATAACGCTTCTTTTCTTTCCTTTTGTATTAGCTTGAATGCCCACCGTAAAAAGACAGCTATTTCAGGGCTTATTTCAATGCCCGTAAGTTCAAACCACTTATTATGTAGTGTTACTTCCTCTATCTGTTCATCTATATCTTTCATTTGTTTTCCTTTAATTGAATACTAAGTAGGGCGTGCAGAAACTAATTACTTTACTTTCTTACAGGCTGAGAGTCCTGCCACTCTTTGTCCGTCAAATGGAAGCGTCTGACAAACTCAATGGAGTCGTTTCTGGTTTCCATTATCTTATTGCCAATTAAGTCCTTGGCTATTTTTGCCTTTTCGTCAGGCAAGGACAACTCTATTACGTTATAGATTTCCCGAAAGGTAGAGTTGAACCTATCGTAAATCCTTCTGGCAATATTTTCACACCAGTCTTTGTGTTTTGTAGCGTCTTGCCAACCTTCCGCCACAACAGAGTCCCCGTCAATGTGCTTTTGTGCGTGTTCCGCACCGCATATCCAACACACTTCGGGGAGTCCTTGTGAAGAATCGGCTGTTATGCCGTCTTCATTTTTTCTTCTTTCATCTGTTACTTTACTCATACTAAACTCCTTACTAGACTACACGCCCTATTCAGTTTTCAATGTTCCCCCTCTCCATTTGGTTGTTTGGTTTTGAGGGCTAAATCAGCTTGTAGTTCAACTATTCTTTTGTTCAGTCTCTCCAATTGCTCCTGCACGCCTTCCCTTTTCTTAATCAAACTATCAAGTAAAAACTGCTTTTGTCCCTGCGGTATATCATCTGAACACTCCTCAATAAGTTTTTTCATATCGGCTACATTTTGTCGGTTAGTGCTGATAAAGTATCTTTTGTCCTCTGCTTCCAACAGGTTAATAACCTCTAAAGCGATATCCTCAAAATCAAAGTCTGTGTGTTCCATTTCATACTCGGTTTTAATGTTTACCCTTTTTATAGGTTCGGGATTGCCGTATTCCCATAAGGTAATGTTAGTTGATACGCTTTCTTCCGATGGGTCACAGAGGTTAAAACGCCCTGTTCTTGATTGTATTGTTAGATATTTCACTTCCCCTCACTTTCATTTAACTTATTACTGCTATCTTTGGTGGGTTGGTCGGGGTATAAAACCTCTAATAAATCATCAAGACATTTCCCCTCAATCACTGTGTAATATTTCATTAGTACACTTTCCACCCGCCCTACAAACCTTTTTCTAATATTTTCCACATCAACGCTTTGGGTAGTGTCGGGTTTACTGCTATCTTTGGTGGGTTGGCTTAGATACTCTTTAGCACAAGTGTTCAATACTCTTGCTATTGAGTCCCTGCTACCCTTACCTCTGGTAATAATCCCGACTTGCTCATAAAAATCAATCAAAAACTCGTTGTAGTCTTCTATCAAATCCCCCCCACTAATGCTTTGAGTTGGTTTGGGATATTCTATCTCGTTGTTAGGTTTAACCTTACTATTGTACTTTTTCATTGTAAATCCTCCAAAAAGAAATCAAATACTTCATTAGGTGTTCCGTACACTTTGAAACTGCCTTCCTCTGTGAATTGTTCCCTAAAAGCCTTCTTTTTTCTCGTAATTGTCAGATATGCTAGGTTCTTTATGAGAGTAGAAAGCTCCCTTTCGGCTCTTGCAAAGTTAAATCCGTTGTACTCGCTATCAAAACAGGCTCTTAGTATTTCTTCTATCAAGTCGTCGGGTTCACTAATGGGTTCAACGGGTCGGTCATGCTTTTTCGTTACCTTATTCGTTACCCCACCAACTACTTCCCTTACCGTTTCGGTTAAGTCGGGCTGAAACCACTTAAATATCTTCCTGTCGTACTTGCCCTCTTTGAACTTTTTGAGGTCGTAGCAGTTGTCTGCCAAGAACTCTTTGAAATCACTAAATCTTTGGTCGGGTTTACTGACACCCCCGTTACCGGGAATCACCTTATTTTTACCCGTTGCCGGGAATCCCGGTGTTTCCTCATATAAAGATACGAGTTCGTCAACTATCTTGTTGAGGGCGTAAGCTATTTCAGGTGATATTTCTATCCTAGTTTTGTCAAAAAATATTCTATGTGCCATAGCTTTTTCTTCTTTCTGTCTATATTCTTGTTTGGTCATAGGTTCTCCTTTTGGTCGTAGTTATGTTGTTCGTCTCTTTTGTGGTAGTCGGTGTTACTTGAACAATCAACCCAAATAACCATATCAACTATTGCACCATCTTCTATTTCCTTATTCGCTTTAGGTAGGTTTTTATTCCAAAGTTCAAGGGCTTTTTTCCTTGTTATCAGGTCGGTATCTACATAGATACTTATACCCCCGTAACGCCCAAAGTCAGTTGCATATTGAAACATACAATCTTTTTTCATCTTCCCCTCACTTTCCTTAATAACTCAGGGTTTTCGTAGATGTTGCCGATTACTTCTAGCTCATTTATGTTTGGATACCCAAAGATGTTACTGATTTTTTCCTCTCCATCCCCGTACCACTTGTCGTAAGCCTGTTCTTTCCACTTTTCAACATAGTAATGTTCAAATATTTGTTTTAGATATACCCCGCAACCGCGTTCGTTATCCTCATAACCTTCGTGGTTGTCAAAAATTCCTATCTGCACTTCGTAGGTACTGTAACCAGCAGGATAGGTATTCTTTAGAATATCCCCCTCATAAATCTCTTTACCGTTTTTGTCTTTGAGTCCTGTGTATTGAACTATATCTATTTCGTCAAAAAAAGCCTGACAATCAGCTTCTCCTGTTTCTTTATCCTCGTTCCAAATTTCCCTCGTTAGCACACACTTGCTGTCCCAATCAATTATTGCGACATCAGAACGACCATCCCATCTTAGTTTTTTATCATAAGCACCGAACTTTACCTCTTTCATATTTTTCCTTCCCGAACTTTCCTTAGTTCGTTCAAACCAAATAACTTACCTTCAAGGTTTGTGGTTTCTTTGATTATTTTTATTGCTTCGGCTTCGGTCATAGTTTCCTTTCCCGGGGGTGTCGTCCCCCTTAAATGACTCACATACTAGCGAGAGAATAGTTATTAAAATTAACACCACCCCGAAAAACAAGGCTAATGCAAATGTTCCTATTATTATTCCTACTATAATGTCCATAATCGTGAGGGTCGACACCCCCACTCAACGCACACTAAAGTGTGTAATAATCTTCGCCCTCGATATCTGCTTTACTTATAAGCCAACCGCGGTCTTTACCATTCCTGTGAATATGGATTATTTCGCCTTTCATAAATCCATACTCTTCCTTATTGTCCCATTCAACCTTAGTAATCTTTCTTCCGTCGACCATATCCATTAAAGCTCCGTAAAAGTTCTCCAGCTTCGGATAGGCTTCTTTTTTCACTGATGGTGACGTTTCAGGTTCGATTGGTTCCATATTATCCTTTCAAATTAACTAAAATTTCAGCCGCCTCTGCATATCCCATGTCTTCACGGAATAGTCCCTTAGCCTCTAAAACTGCCCTCTGTGCAGGTGAGGCAGGGAGAGTAGACTTTTCCTCGTCCCACTTAATATAATCGCACCCTGAGGTAGTTTTGGTCGTAAAATCATACTTCCTAGTAGAGCATTGGACACCTGTCTTTCCTGTTTTGGTTGTGAATTTGACTAAATCTTGTCCGCACTTAGGACACTTATCCCCGGTAACTTCTTTGGGCTTGGCACCCCCGAAAGTACGCTTAATCTCAGGCGTATACTTATTATCTATGAGAAAGTTCTCAATATCTTTCATCACTTCAAATAGCTCCGCTTCATCATCTCGTCTTACCGTTAAGAGAAGTCCAAATCCTGTCGGACTTGTTACATTATAGGTAACTGAAGCCGTAGGATAGTTCTTTCCCTCTATAATCTCATCTAGTTCTTTTGAACTCATTTTTTGTCCTTTCCTGTCTAACTTTGTACGCAATTCTTGGAGCTGAGATACCATACTTGGCTACAAGCTCGGCATTACTCAGTTTCCCTTCCATTTTGTCTTTATACATCTCTGCGTTACGCTTGGTGTACCACTCTTTATTCTCGTAGTAGCCACCATCTGGCTGTTTTGAATAATTCATATGTGTATACTACCACACTACTATGATAGTGTCAATCCCCCTTACTTAAAATAAGTAGCGCCGAAACCCATATAATAAATAGCCCTAGTCCGTACATCATATGGATAACTCCACACCTAGTTCCCAACTTGCCTTATCACAGCCTGTTTCCACGACACCCGCAATGTGGTCGGAAATCTTATCACAATCAGGCTTATCTATATCAAACGGGTCACTCCCACACAAATCAAGTAAATACTCACGGATTTTCACGTCCTCTTTGAGTCTGTTTTCTAGGTCTGTTTTGATTTCCGCTTGTTTATCAATGCTCAGGTCGTTAAATCTTATTATGTAATAGTTATTCGTCTTCATATTCCATCCTTCGGCGGATTTCATCCCAGTCCTCATTGTCTAAAAGCTCCTTGCCTTCTTCTTCTGAGATGACACCCCCCTCAATACAATCCCTTACATACTCAACCATATTAATATAGTCTTCTTCACTAACCTCGTTAGTAATCTCGTCAACGTCCTGAGCATCACACGGCAGGTATTCATTTTCTATGTCCATTTTATCCTCCTAAATTAAATAACACTCTCTCCTTTGGGCTTATAGCTTATCTGCTACGCACCCGTTTCCTACACTAGACCACGCCTCAAAGCTCTTGCCGTGCCTTAGATAAATCTGGTATCCACAGTCAATGTTATTCTTTTCGTCCAACAGGTCTTTTAGTCCATAAGGACAGTAATCAGTATTCCAATGCACTTGATTTATCTGCATTAAACCCGCATCAAATGTTCCGTTAGAATTGTAGTGCATTGCCTCAGCATTGTAGTTAGACTCACACTTAATGACGGCATCAATCACTTTGAATTCTATTGCCCCAAACTTCTCCATCACGGCTGTTTGGGTTTTCGATAATGGGTTGTCCAATGTTTTTAACATCGCCTCACCCAAGGGACTTAACACCTCCACAGGTTTTCTCTCCTGTATCCTAAAAGGCACCTGAATACTCACCGAAAGTACACGCTGTCCCACTATCTCGTGCGCAGCACCCCATTCTGCTATTGTTCGCACTCCCGTTACAATACCTACGGTTGCAAGTAATACACCAAGTAGAATAGCACCACTGATGAGGTACACGCTTCTGCTGGTGTCAACTTTCTTCTTTCTAGGCTTTTTGGTTTTAACAAACTCTGCTACGTCTATTTCCATAAAGTTTTCACCCCCGTTCAAATCAAATTGATACTTAAACTCTCTTACCGATTAAATTAAATAACACAATCACCTTCGCACTCTCCCTAACCTTACGGCTAGGCTTACGGACTGTAAAATCTGTCATAATGTCCTCCTTATAAATCAACTACTAAGTAATATGATACGCTACAACTATACAACTACAAATAGAATTGAGTAAGCACGCTTGAAATTATGGCTTAACAACAACAAAAACAAGGCATTAAAGGAATTGCTGGAAATGTGATACCTAAAGGCTAAAATCATACCAGTAGTTTTGAAATGCCCACATAACAACAAAAACGACGCTCTACAATGCCCTACAGTCGATTATTAACTAATGAGCTGATACTAACTACCCGTAAAATAGCCTGTTAAAATTAACACCCCCAAACACTTAAAAGATACCCTATATATACCCCAATAAACATCCTGCGGGAAATATGCGGGATATATCAGGCTATAAATCTGACGCCCCCAGCAGTAGATAAGATAGTAATACATAATAGAATAAGGATATCCGGGTAAAGTGTGAGTAGTAGGTAGCGTGAGCGTTCTTTATGTTATATCCGGCTCGTCCCTGTGTCCCTGTTGTATGTCAGACGCCACCACTCATAGCTCATAGTAGATAAGCATAGCAAATACATTGATATATCAACAACGCAACGTCGTATAATCACTGTATAACGACGTCTATAGGGGGGTATAGGTGCGATGTGATTTCATTTGAAAAATATTTACATGACCCCCCACCAAATCGTATAGCATTTTTTTAAATAAAGGTATTGACAATAGGATATACAATGGTATACTCTATCGTATATGCGTTATATAAACATAAAGACTTTCCACAAGAATTTCTTTAATGAAGTTAAGGATTTGCCCGTTACTATAACAAGACTCGGTGTACCGGCATTGGTATTGACGAAAGTAGATACAAATGTAGATACCAATGTTGTTCCGCCAAAAAATTTTTCAAAAATTCCAGAAATGCCTATATCTTTAAATCAGACCGAAGGACCTAGGGGGTTCGAGAAGAAAGAAGAGCCGTTAGGAAGATGTGTAGCTTTCAGCTGTATGGAAGACGCCGTAGGACTTGGAAAGGTCTGGGAAGACGGCGAGGAGCTGGAGGTTCCTATGTGTAAGAAGCATTTGTTTAAATCTTTAAAGGAGCATTCATGATTCCTTTAATTCTCATTCCTTTAGGTGTAGTTCTGACTTTCACGGTGTGGGGGCTTCTAACTTCTAAGTGGACGTTGTGGACGCTTCCTTTGATTCTAATCATCGGATATGTTGCTTACGCTTGCTTTGATGGTAGTTGGTTGATTTTACAAGAGGTGTCGAAATGAGCCTATTTTGGATTATAGTTATTATCCTTTTAATTGGGGGGTGTTCTAGGGAATGAAAGCACTTGTTACCGGGGGCGCCGGGTTTATCGGTTCTCACCTCGTAGATAAACTACTAGACTACGGTTGTGAGGTTGTTATCGTTGACGATTTGTCCTCAGGGAACAATTTAAACCCACAGGCAACATTCTATAAAGGAAGCACGACGGGTAGAATTAACGACGTTTTTGAAGAAGAGAGTCCAGACTTCGTATTTCACCTCGCCGCAAATACTAACGTACCCCTCTCGGTTAAAGACCCTTTATTTGATTTTAAAACGCTACAAGGTTCTCTTAAAGTAATAGATGCTTGTTTTGAGCGGGGGGTGCCGATTTTATACGTTTCTTCTTCTTTCGTTTATGGCGAAGCCAAGCGCCCGACCAAGGAAGATGCGCCCTTTAAACTTTCCGCCCCCTACGGAATTACGAAAAATACGACAGAAAACTATATAAAATTCTACGGTATGCAGGGACTTAGGTACACGATAGTTCGCCCAGCCACAGTCTACGGACCCCGCCAAGTAAATGGAGCGATGGCTGATTACATCAGAAAACTCCGTGAGGATTCCAGAGCGATAATCTACGGAGACAAGACAAGGGACTATGTTTACGTCTCTGACGTAGTAGACGCGATGATTCTTGTTATGCATGAAGGCGGAACCTACAACGTCGGCACAGGCAAAGAGACCTCGTTAGAAGAGCTTTATGGTAAAATTGCTATAAGATTGAAAAAGCCCAATAACCCGATTTTAGTAGATAGTCGTGAGGGAGAGATAGAAAGACAATGCCTTGACGCAACAAAACTTCGAAGGCTGGGTTGGAAGCCAAAGGTCTCACTAGACGAGGGCTTGAGTTTTATTGGTTAGATTCCTTTTCCTGGGCTAACTTGCGCGGGATAAGGAATGTGACTAAAAGAACTAAACTAAACCCGTTTGGACTGACCTACAAGCAAGACCTTGTTGTTAAAGACGTTGCGAGTAAAGTCAGTAAAGGCAAGAAGATGAACATAGTTGAATCTGTGGAGAAATTCTATAACACGAAAAACCGAGCCTCAGCTACGCAGGTCGTGGTACATAACATGCGCTCTCCGAATTTTCGTGAAGCCTTAGTCTCCTCTTTAATTGAGAAGAAGATTTTGGGGGCGGATTCTATCACGGAAGGAAAACTGATTGAAGGGCTAGATGCCACGGAAAAGGACGGTTCCGTAAATTACGACGCCCGCCTAAAATACATCCAAGAAATCAACAAAATAGGCGGTGTCTACGCAGCGGAACGGAAGACCACAATGTCGTTAAATGTAGACATGACCGAAGAGGAGTTAGATAAGCACATCAGGGAGTTACAAGAGCAGCTTGAGTAATTTGATAATTTAATAGGCTCGTGGGTTAGTGGAAAAAACACCCTACCTAGCTCTTTCGTACAGGGGTTTGGAGACCGCCGAGATTCTTGTCTCCACCAAGTTTTACCCAGCATAAAAATCCAAGCAAAAGTCCCTGACGAGCCTACTAAGTTATGAACAACTTGAATAAATCTCGATGTCGTGACATAATTACCCTATGAAATTTCTATGCGTTGATTGTGAAAAAGAGTTACTAGAAGTACCCGTATTTAACGGGGGCGACGAGGCTTATCCCCCCTCATTTCTTTTTTGTAAAAATGAAAAGTGTAAAAGATTCGGACTTCTGTCAGTAACTTACAAGGCGGTTGAAAATGTTAAGAGTAAACGTAAGGCAGTTTAATAGGGAGATGTATTCTTTTCTGAAATCCCTACCGATAATCGTTTATAATAAGAAGACAAAGAAGGATTTATTTAAGGTCGTAGAGATAGGGGGTGCAGATGATAATATTCAATCCGACAAACTTTAATGTAGAGTTCCGCTGCGGCGGTCAGACATATATTTTTAAGCCCAAAGAGTCGAGAAATCTCCCAGACAACGTGGCAGACCACGCAATCAATAGGCAACACGCCCCCTTAGTAGAACACACGCCTGCTTACGATAAAGAGGTAGAAATCTCAGATACTAAGTATTCCGAAATCCCTTGGAGAAAACTCGTTGCTATGGCTTCCGCAAGGGGAATCTTTAAGCCCGGTACAACGAGACCCGCACTAGAAAAGATAATGGAGGAACATGACCAGCTCGAAAGAGGAACTGTATAGAAGCCTTCTAATAAAGAAAAAGGACAAGGGACTAAAAGACCTGCTTTTCTTCAACAAATACATCTTAGAAACGGACGTAAGAAGACAGGGGCTTTTAGTTGACCACGTTCACGGTGAGTGGGCGAGGTGGTATAGAAATTCCACTAAACGAATTAAGATGGTTCTTGTTCCCCGTTCGACTTTTAAATCCACGTTCTTTACTGTGGGGCGTTCAATCCAAGCAATTTGTCAAAATAGAAACGAGAGAATTTTAATCGCCAACGCTACGCTTGGAAATGCCCAGAAATTCCTCGGAGAGGTAAAAGACCAATTCAGACGAAACGACCTGTTAAAGAAGCTATACGGGGAGTTCTACGACCCCAAATCAAGGTGGAATGAAGATGAAATAGATGTCATAGGAAAGGGGCTGGGAAGCAAAGAGGCCAATATTACAGCCGTGGGAGTAGGCGGGAATCTGGTTTCTCAGCACTATTCGAGGATAATCTGCGACGACTTAGTCAATAACGAGAACTCTGCTACCCGTTTTCAAGCAGATAAGGTGATAGATTGGTGGAAAAAAGCCTTTTCTTTGCTAGATTATGATGGGGAAATGCTCATTATCGGCACCCGTTGGTCGTATTACGAGCTTTATTCGTGGATTCAGGAGAAATTCGGGGAAGAAATCGATGTTTACATCCGAGGAGCGTACAAAGATGACGGGAAATTGTACTTTCCAGAGCTTTTAAGTGAGGAAAAACTCACAGAACTCAAAGGGCTCCAAGGTTCCTACATATTTTCGAGCTTTTATTTGAACAATCCGGTCGACGAAGCTTCCGCCCTCATCAAAAAGAGCCAAATTAAGTACTGGGGGGAGGGGGATGCCAAGCTTCCCGTTAATTTAAACGTCTTTGCGGTCTGCGACCCCGCCGTAAGTCAGGCAGAGACGGCAGATGAGTCCTCAATCGTGGTCGTGGGGGTCGACACAGATAATAATTGGTGGGTTTTAGAGGTAAGAAGCGGACAATGGACTACTTTTGAGCTTATAGAACAGCTTTTTGCGGTTCACGCCCAGTGGAAACCTATCACAATGACCCTCGAAGTGATAGGACAGGCACAGGGGATAATGCTCCCAATCCACGACGAAGAAGATAGAAGGAAAATCTACCTACCATTAATGGAAATCACCTCCAGACCCCAAGTTAGAAAGGAAATCAGAATCCGTTCGGTTCTACAACCCCGCTTTGAAAGAGGGAAGGTCTTTATTAAAAGAGATATGTTCGATTTAGAAGAGCAAATCATCCATTTCCCACGAAGTAAGAGAGACGATATGATTGATGCCCTCACAGATGTTGAGGATATAGCCTATTCGGCCGAGACCCCAGACCAACCTTATAAGGAATCAGGAAGTCACCTACAGGATATTTTAAATAAACAGAGTCTAAACCTTGACAGGTTCACAGACCCTTTCCTTGGTGACGAATATTAAGTATAATAACAGTATATGGATATATTTCTATTTGCGACAATCGTCTTACAACTTGGCTATCTAGTTTACTCGGACATACAAAACAGGAAGGAAAGAAAGTTCCTACAAATGAACCTAAACGATTTCGAGGACTTTGATGAGCCTTTCGAGGACTCGCCTAAAGAAGAGGAAGACCCCTATGTAAGTATGGAAGAGGCAGGAATAGAGCGGGTTATAAAGGCTAAAGAAAAATGATAACTATCGAAAACCGCCCTTGGGACAAATTAGACGACAAAGAGAAGATTGCTTATTGCGAATCCCTTTTAAACGATGTCAAAAAATCCCGCGAACCCTATGATTTAGAGTGGTATCAGAACTACCAGTTTGAAAACGGACAGCACTATATGGCTGTCAATACAGTCACAGGTTCGCTCGAAGCCAATCCCCCGAAGCGCAGGGGAGAGGTTAGGATGGTTATAAATAAAATCCGCTCAACAAAAAGAGCAATTCAAAACTATGTTACAAGAACCCAACCCAAAGCTGAGGTAATCCCGGGCGACATCGACGCTGACACAATTTCCAACGCCAGAAGACTCGGCAAAACAATGGACTTTCTGTATAGAAAACTGCATTTGGAACAGATGGTTTCAGGAGTCGTAGATACAGGGCTTTCCAACTCAGTCGGAATTGTTGAGGTCGATTGGGACCCAGAAGCCGAAGGTGGTGTTGGAGAACTCCGAGTAAGACAGCACGACCCATTTGATGTTTACTTTGATAAAAGAGCCAGACTTTACGCAGGAAGACTCGTAGGAAGATTTGTCGCCAAGACTCCTGTAAGGTCGGTAGACGAGGTTAAAGCAGACAAAAGATATGATGAAAAAACCAGAAAAGAAGTCAAGCCCGATGAAGAAATGGCGACATCAAGGCTTAAAGCCAAAATCCTAACTAAAGAGATGGGCTCAAACGAAGATAAGGCTATTCCTACCGTAACGGTAAAAGAGTTCCACCTTTGGGACGATGAAAAGAACTCAAAGAAAGGTCACATCAAGGTTTTCACCTATGCTGGAGACCAAGTTCTACTCGAAGAAGACTCACCAGATAAGGAATTTCCAATCTATTTTTACCAGATATCTATGAACCCCCTGAAAGTCTATCAAAGAGCGTGGGTTACTGACGCTATTCCTTTGAACAAGGCGATAGACAGGTCGGTTTCACAAAAGATAATGTATATGAATCAGGCTCTCGTATTCCGCCTGATTGCTGAAAAAGGTCACGGAGCGGGAATGGTTACAAACGAAATGGGTGAAGTCCTAGAAATCAATAAAGGTCGCACCTTCCAGCAGATGGTAATGAACCCAATGCCCTCTGGATACGACTCTGTTACAAACGAACTTAATAATTACATTGAAGACACTCTCGGTGCTCACGATGCCGCCCTAGGTAGGATGCCCACAGGCGCTCGTTCTGGAGACACTTTAGAGGCAATTCAGGCTGCGGATGCGAACAATCTAACAGGACTTACACAGTCCCTAGAGTCGTTCCTATCGGTAATCTTTGAAAGAATGCTCGATATTATCGCCAAGAAGTACCAAGTCTCAAGAATTATAAAACTTGCCGAACCCGAAGAAGGTCAGGAATATATGAAAGTAATAGGACAGGGAGCAAAGCAGCGACCAGAGGGGGCGACAATAATTACGGAAGATAACGAGGTTATTGTAAAGATAGGCTCTTGGCTCGGTCACACACTTGAGGCGAAAAGAGAGACAATGATGAAACTAGCCGAGATGGGAGTCCTTCCTGCTGAGGAAGTTTTAAGACAGTTCGAGTTTCCTAATGTTGAAGAACTCTCTGCGAAGGCAAGAGACCAAAGACTTGAACAAGGACAGATGGATTTAGCAATCGCAGGACACGCCGAAGGACAGGGTGGACAACAGCAACCTCAAGGACCGGATATGGCGGGGGGGGGGGGGAAAAGGAAAAAGAAAAAAGGGCGGGGGGAGGGCCTCCCCCCCACACACGGGGCGGACATCACCGCCCCCACCGGAC